GTCGGTGGGGCATCCAGCCCTAAGTACTGAGCAGTTTAAAGACTGCGTCAGCAGTTCGCGTCCAACGCGAACAACATTCGACATCGAATGTTATACCACCATCGGTGTACTCCCAGTTGGGAGTGACCCGGCGACAGAGCCGATAGAAGCCATCATTACTTCGTGTAACTAGGCGACCACCGGCAAGCTCACCTCTTACCGCTGCAATTAATACAGCGTCTGGTCCAAACTTCTCCTCCAGCACCGCGAGAGGAACACCTTTCGGGCTAAACTCGAACATCTCATAAGAATGAGAGTCGGGCAAGCCGTATTGTGTGTACCAATCGTATATATGAGCGTGTGCAACAGGAACTTTTAATCCTGAAGCATCGTCTTCATACGGTGGAATGAAGGGTACGTACCCTCGAATGCTCCTAGCCAAGAACGCTAAAGCGTTGTCAAGGCTAACATTCTGGGATGCGCTCCATCGGACCAGTCTGTTTATACAGGAGAGCTTATCCTGCTTACTACGTAACGTTTTGCAATAAACGCCACGTATTCCGTGGCCGTGATAATAATCACCGCCGCAGGATTCGCGGAAGAAACCCACACTGTGGGATTTCTTATCGTTCACAGTAAAACCAAAAGCTTTGAGCATCAAACGGACATAAGGGTCCGCAGCCTTGGTGACGATTATATCATCACCATTGACGCCAAAGTTACCGTCTTCTCCCGGAATAATGGGAATATGAAGACAGCGGTAAACACTGCGAACAATGCTCGTAAATATCGCGGTTTGTAACGGGAAGGTAAACGCATTACCCATAGTTGAAAACATATGGAGCGTTTGTTCACCGAGACCCCAAGGTAATAAAACCTTGGGGGTTCTGCACAAATTCAGGAGATCGTAAGACTCCTTTGGCACGAGCCACTTAACTAAATTAGTGGATATCGTATCCGATGCAGAACTAAGGTCGAGGGTCACAAGTGAACCATCGACCGAACCGCGACGAGCAAGATGTCGATTGACGTCTTGCTGCCTAGATAAATCCACATGGAATAAGGAGTTCAGCTGGCGTTCAAGCAAAAGCCTGATGCCCTGCTGATACCAAGCGTTTAAACTTGGCTCCACCATGATGGTACGAGCAACGCTATCTGTCTTGGGAACGAAAACAAGTTTCCCGCACTCCACTTTCCCGATCCCGAATCTACTGAGGCGAATAGCCTCCAGATCGGAGAGGTCAGGAAAGCGCTTGAGGTCTGACTTCCAATAGTCGTAAAGAAAATCACGACTAAAGGTCAGCCGCGAGCCCGCGAATTTCTCAATCCACGAGCCACCGGCTCCTTCCAACACTGCACCAGGGCCGACTCTCGCGAAATGCAAAATCTTCGGGAGGTCGAGACAACAACTCCAATCGAACATCATCAAGTCGCCCACATGTGGGCCGCTAGGATGAGTGAAGAGTGAACGCAGCTCTTCGCGAGCCGTGTTCAACATTTCCACTTCGTGAGTAAATGCGCAACATGAGTCGGCAAAAGCCGGACTCCATTGTTTGCATAACTCGTTCGATTCTAAGAACTTCAAAAGTGCAGGAGGATCCGTTATTTCAGGATCCGTTCCGTCTTCGAATTTCTTAAGAAAGGAGTTTCCCAACTGGATGCAGGCCAGCTCTCGAACAGACAAGTCTGGAGGAAGGCTGCTGACGTCTACTTGGTTCTCAGAATAAAAAGAACTGAGATAATCCAAGCTAACATAAGGAGATATATCAGCCAAAAGGGCGAGGTAAAGAGCGTTACCGAAAGGCCGACTGACCATTTTGGGCTCCAAGTATCAATAGGTTTACGGAACATGACTGTCTTAAATAAGACCGGTTATAACCGTATCGCCCAATCCAGAGGATTGTTGCGACAAAGCACCAATATGTGCTGAAATCGCAGCTTTGACACTTAAAGGATCAGCCATGTCGGCGCCGGCCGGTACAGCAATCTCCGTAGTAATTTGGAGAAGTACTGGAGACTGGCCGGACAAAGGGATGACACCCTTACGGGTGATAACCTTATGGACATTCTTGGGCACAGAGCCCCGAATGCCCTTCGCCGGGTCAACATAGCCCAAACCGCGATAATTAGCGGGACGGGTAAATGAGACCGTAAATGGCTGCGCAACGGAATGGGCGAGAACACCAGATTGGGTTCCGCCTAAAGCCGTTACTGCCCACTGCTTCATGGTCACTGGAACTCCAGCATCGGTCGAAACAGTATAGGTTGGGGACGTTAACCCCGCAACCGTTGCTCCCGTAACGGGAGACGACACAGAGATAGCCATAAGGGACTTTTCCTGAGTTTATGTCTTGCATTTCGCAAGAACAAGGGCAGCTATATTCACCCACTTTGTACTATCCAAGGCTGGATAGGTGAAGTGAACGCCAGGGACGTATGATGACGGTATCGAACGATTGAACCGTCGCTGTGCACACGTTACCACAGGTGTAGAAAGTGAGAATCCCCAGTTGAGATACGCCGGAGAAATACCGGGATTCCAACGCGCATTCGTAATGACGTGCCTCCTAGTCTCAAAAGTTTTTTGAGACTGAGATGACC